TCACCCCAGCAGCTTCGCCTCGACCATGGCCATCGCCTTCTGGTGGTCAGGTGAGGGGAAAAGGTGGCCGTAGCGTTCCATGGTCATCTGGATCGAGGAGTGGCCCGCGAAGGTCATGACCTCCTTGATCGAGAACCCCTGCTCGATCCACAGCGAAACGGCGAAGTGGCGCAGGTCGTGCCAGCGCATGGTCACCTCGACCTTTTCCAGCAGCTTGCGGAACCGGGCTTGGGTCTTGGTGTGCTGCAGGATCCCGCCCTGCGGCGCGGGGAAGACCAGATCGAGGGCGTTCTTCGGGCAGCGCAGTTTCCAGCGGCGCAGGGCGTTCAGCACCATCGGCCCCGCCGGGATGTCGCGGAACCCTGCCCGCGATTTCGGTTCGCCCATCTGGTTGTAGGCATCAGCGCGCTGGCGGATGCGAATGAAGCCTTTGTCGAAATCCACGTCCTGCCAGCGCAAGCCCCGCAGTTCTGAGGCACGCAGGCCGCCCAAGGCCGAGACGATCAGGTGCGGCTTGAAATCCTCGTCGGCCGCCTCGATCAGGGCGCGGATCGCCTCCTTGGTCGGCACCGGGGCCTTGTGCTCGATCCGGCTGGACTTGATCACCCGCACCCCTTGGGCGGCATTGGTGAACAGCTGACCGTTGTCGATGGCATGGTCCAGCGCCAGCTTCAGCACCGACAGTGCGCGCCGCGTCAGGTGTTCCGACCGGCCATTCAGCAGCAGGCGGTCGCGGAATTCGTTGACATGGCGGCGGGTCAGTTGGGCGATCAGCCTGTCCCCGATGCCGATCTCGGGCGCGGTGATGTGCAGGCGCACATAATCGCTGTAGCCCCGCAGCGTGGAGCGTTCCATCCGCCGCCCCGTCTTGCAGCGCACCTCGCAATGGTCGAGCCACGCCTTCGCCGCCTCGGCCACCGTCGTGCTGTCGCTGTCGGCCAGATAGGTGTGGTTGGCGACCAGCGAGCGGACCTTGACCAGATAGACGTCGGCATCCTTGCGGCGCGGAAACAGCTTGGACCGGCGCTTGCCTGCCTGATCGGTGAAATCCACCTGCCAGCGGACCAGGCCCGAGGGCAGCGTGCGTTTGCGGATCGTGGCCATCATTTCCCTCCGTGAGCGTAAGAAACGGGAGCAGTTGTCAAAGCCCGTTAATTGGTGATATGAACCGTCTCAGATGCACTTGCAACGGATTGTTGCGTGTGTAAAGCCCTAGTTCATGATCGGAGCCCATGACAATGACAGCCAGCGAACGGAACGGTGCGGAAGCGCCCGAACCGCTCTTTCATGGCGATGCGGAAGCGGTGGCGGCATCGGGGATGCCCTTGCCCAGCCTGCGTGTCCTGCAAGCTGCCGGTGCCATTCAGGCGCAGAAAACCCCAAAGGAGCATGGCGGATTCAAGCGGATGTGGCGCGAGGAAGATGTGCTGATCGCCTCGATCGGTGCCGCGATCAGCGAACACTTCGCCTGGAACATCCGCATCGTGGCCGAGGCCATCGCCAAGACACGCCCCGGCACATGGCCCGCGCTGACAGCCTCGATTGCGGAGACCATCTCGCCCGAAGAGGGACCGCTGGTGCGATCAACCCCGGACGACTGGTATCTCGACCTGATCGACCGGAAGTTCCTGTTCCTGCGACTGCCGCCCCTCTTTGCCACCATCTTTCCCGACGCGCCGCCCGGCAAGAGCGACCTGATCATCGGCTACGCGACATCGAAGGACACCTTCCAGATGCTGCCGTGGCTGGCTGGAAGTCCGCAGGGCCTCGCCAAACTCTCGAAAGCATCTTCCCCGGCGCAGGCCACCGCTGCCGAACGCATCTACAAGCTGGCCATCGCGACCCGCGCCAATGCGCTGAGCACCGCCAGCATCAACATCAGCATGCAGGTTCGCGCCGCGTGGCGCCGCCTCCACGGACTTGACGCCCACTTCCTGCAAAACGCCCTGCGCTAGAAAGGAGACCCAGCCATGACCAAACACCCCGGCCCCGTCGAGAACTTCCAGCAGACCGCGACCGAGGTGACGCTCGGCGATGACCTTCTTCGCGGCGCGGACGAGATCGCCAGGTTCATGTTCGGCGACGTCAAGCACCGCCGCAAGGTCTACTATCTGACCGGCGAGGCCCCGAGGGGCATGCCGCACTTCAAGATGGGTTCGGTGATCTGCGCCCGCAAAAGCACGCTGCTGAACTGGATCGCCCAGCAGGAGCGTTTCACCCCGGGCGAGTGACGGCAGCCGCAAATGTCCTGAGGTCCGCGATCCACTCGCGGGCTCCACTTCCATCAGATGCATAGCGAACCCCCGCCCCATGACCCTTCAGGACAATCCGCTCGACTTCAACGACGTGCCGCCCACGCGCAAAGGTCGTACGTCCCGGCGCATGTCCGTGGCCCGTGTGGCGGAACTCCTGAACGACCGGATCGCCGATCTCGCCGTGGAATTGCTCGGCACCCCGAACCGCGCTCTGTCCAGCGCGCAGCAGCTGCGCTTCGGGACCAAGGGCAGCGTCGCGGTGGAAATCGCAGGCAAGGACACCGGGCGCTGGTATGATCATGAGGCCGGAACGGGCGGCGCTGGGCCGGAGCTGATCCGTCACCACTTCGGGATGGACGAAAAGGCTGCTTGGGACTGGGCGCGCCACTGGCTGGGCGATGCGGAAGTGCCTGCATCCTGGACCGCAGCCAAACCGGCCACCATCAAACCCGCCAAGGCCCCGGCATCTGGCCCGGCCCGCACCGTGGAACTGTCGGAAGCCGAACTCGCAGCCAAGGTCGCTGAGATCGTGCGCCAGACCGAGGTTCCGAATGGCACACCGGCCCATGCCTACCTGGCCGGGCGCGGAATCGCCATTCAGCCCCCTGACTGCATCCGCTATCGCCGGAACGCATATGCCAGCTACGGTGCGATGGTCGCGCTGGCGACCGATGCAGCGGGCGATGTGCTGGCGATCCAGCAGGTCTATCTGACAGCCGAGGGCAAGAAGGCCCCGGTCAATCCCGTCAAGCGCACCAACAAGGCGGTCGAAGGCTGGGGCGAACGTTCCGCCGTGCGCCTGCCGGGGCAGGAACCGCTGGTGCTTTGCGAGGGTGTCGAAACCGCGCTGTCAGTCTGGCAGGCCACCGGTCAGGAGGTCTGGGCCTGCCTCGGCGTCTCGAACATCGGCCGCGCGCCCGTCCCCGACAAGGCCACGGTCATCATTGCACGCGATGGCGATGCGCCCGGCAGCAAGGCCGAGGGAATGATCACCCGCGCCGCCACGGCCCTCGCCCTGCGCGGGCTCACGGTCATGATCGCCACGCCGCCCGAGGATCAGGACTTCAACGACGTGCTGCTGCGCGAGGGCGAGGAGGCCATTCGCAACCGGATCGCCGGGGCAGACCTGTTTCGCCCGGACCAGGCCGATCAGGGGCGCAAACGCCTCTATATCGGGTCGGACGTGGAGATGGCGAAGCGCGTGCGCGAGGACCTGACCGAACGCCATGGCCGCATCGTCCACGACGAAGGCGAGTTCTGGCGTTACATCGGCACCCATTGGGAGGCGATCCCGGCCCACGAATTGCGCCTGCCCGTCCACACTTATGACGGCGCGAGCTTCGAGACACCCGCGGGCGAGCCCTCGAACGTCAAGCTGACCCAGACCCGCGTCAACTCCGTCCTGCACGAATGTGCTGCGCTGTGCGCCGAGCCACGCTTCTTCGATACACCGCCCGCTGGCATCAACTGCGCCTCGGGCTTCCTGCGCTTCGATGCGACCGGCACGCCCCATCTGGAACCGCATCACCGCAATCACCGCTGCCGCCACACCCTGCCCGGCCGCTGGACGCCCGGCACCTCTGGCATCCCGCCCGAAGGCTCGATGCTGCGCCGCCTGCTGACCGGCAGCTTCAAGGGCGACCCGGACGCTCAGGCGAAGTGCGATCTGCTGGCTGAGGTCTGTGGATCGGCCGCGCTGGGCTATGCCACGCGCCTGGTGCAGCCCCGCGCCGTCGTCCTACATGGCAAGACCGCCGAGAATGGCAAAAGCCAGATCCTCGACCTGGCGCGAGGCCTTCTGCCCGCCAGCGCCATCTGCTGCGTCCCAGCCGCCAAGATGGGTGATGAGCGGCATGTCACCGGGCTGGTCGGCAAACTCCTGAACGCCTCCGACGAATTGTCGCCCGAGGCCATCGCCTCCAACATCTTCAAATCCGTCGTCACCGGCGAGCCGATCGAGGGGCGCGATGTCTACAAGAGCCGGGTCGAGTTCCGCTCGGTGGCGCAGAACCTGTTCGCCGCCAACCAGTTGCCCAGCTTCAAGGGCGGCGTGGACCGGGGCGTGCAGCGCCGCCTGCTGCTGATCCCCTTCACCCGCACGATCCCCCTCGAGGAGCGGATCGAGGACATCGGCAAGCGCATCGCCTCCGAGGAAGCCGACCTGCTGCTGGCATGGGCGGTCGAGGGTGCGTCGCGGTTGATCCGCCAGCGCAACTTCGCCATCCCGGAAAGCTGCCGGGAGGCGCTGATCGAATGGGTTCTGGGCGAAGACCCAGTGCTGGCATGGATCGACGCTTGCGTTAAGGTCGTGACCATCGTGAACGGTGGCCCGATGCTCGCCACCCGCGATGCGCACCTCAGGTTCCAGAACTGGGCGCAGGCCGAGGGCTTCAAGCCCGAGAAGATCCCTGCGATCAACGGCTTCGTCCAGCGCGTCCAGGCACAGGTGGCCGGTATCCAGCACAAGCGCACAAGCGCAGGCCGGTTCTTCCTCGGCATCACAGTGACGCAGTGGTGACGCAAGAATGACGGACTTTGGCGCGCAGCCCATTGAAAGTGTTGAGATGACGCACTTGGCTCCAACCTTTTTGATAGAAGGGGAAAACCACCCAACCCTGAAGACAAAGATTACCCCCTATATAAAATGTTCCCCGGGCAGGTGCGTCATCTCAACACTATCAACAGCTTACGCCCCGCAACCCGTCATTCCTGCGTCATTCTTGCGTCACTCGCCGCGCCCCGCACACGGGCTTGCGGGGCATCAATCGGCAAGGATCGGGAACGCGGCGGTTCCTCCCGGGCCAATTCGTATGCGGGGGAGCGCAGCGCATAAGCCCGCCAGCGTCAGGGGGCGGAAATGACTAAACTCGACAGCGCCGAGACCAAGACCGCCTTCGCTGCCCGCGTCGGCCTGACCAAGGGCCGCATCTCGCAACTGGTGGCCGAGGGGCTTCCGGTGCGCGCGGACGGGCGGATCGACGTGGCGGTGGGCCTCGCCTGGATCGAGGACAACCTCGACCCCGCCCGTCGCAACAAGGGTGGGGCCGCTGCTGCCCCTGCCCGCGTCTCGACCACCCTGGCCGAGGCCAAGCGGCTGCATGAAATCGTCAAGGTTCAGCGTGCCAAGCTGGCCTTCGAGAAGGAACAGGGTCTGCTGGTCGAAACCGCCGCCGCCACCCGCACCGTGTTCGCCCGCGCGCGTGCCGAAAGGGATGCGCACATGGCTTGGGTCCAGCGCACCGCCCCGCTGCTGGCGGCCGAGGTGGGCGCCGATCCCCGTGCCACCTTTGCGGCGCTGGACCGCATGATGCGCGAGCATCTCGAACATCTCGCCGATCTGCCCTTGGGGAGTTTTGGCGATGGTGCCTGACATCGACCTTGCCTGGCGGCGCGGCATCCGCCCGGAACCGCCGATCCCGGTGTCGGACTGGGCCGACCGCAATCGCATCCTGCCGCCCACCTCGGCCGAGCCCGGCCGCTGGCGCACCGACCGCACGCCCTATCTGCGCGCGGTGATGGATGCCCTGTCCACCTCCAGCCCCTACGAACGGGTCGTGCTGATGAAGGGGGCGCAGACCGGTGGCTCCGAGGCCGGACTGAACTGGCTCGGCTACATCATCCAGAACGCGCCCGGCATCGCCATGCTGGTCATGCCCTCGCTCGACATGGTGCGCCGCAATACCACCGTCCGGATCGATCCGCTGATCGAGGCCACCCCTGCCCTGCGCGACCTGGTCTCGGCCCCGAGGTCGCGCGATGCCGGGAACAGCCTCTTCCGCAAATCCTTCCCCGGCGGCCAGCTGGTGATGACCGGCGCGAACAGCGCGGTGGGTCTGCGGTCAACGCCCGTCCGCTACCTGTTCCTGGACGAGGTGGACGGCTATCCCGGCGACGCCGATGGCGAAGGCGACCCCGTCGACCTGGCCATCCAGCGCACCACCACCTTCCGGGGGCGGCGCAAGATTTACATGGTGTCCACGCCCACCCTGAAAGGTCATTCCCGCATCGAGGCAGCCTTCCTCGACAGCGATCAGCGGTATTTCCACATCCCCTGTCTGCATTGCGGCGACATGGCCCCGATCACCTGGGCGCGCATCCGGTGGCCCGAGGGACAGCGCGACGGTGCCTATCTCATCTGCGATGCCTGCGGCGGCGTCCATCATGAACACGACAAGCCCCGCCTACTGGCCGCTGGTGAATGGCGACCGACCGCGCTGGGCGATGGCCGCACGGCAGGCTTCCACCTGTCATCACTCTATTCCCCGTGGGAGACATGGGCCGAGATCGCGCAGGAGCACGCCCGTGTGGCCAAGGATCCCGCCCGGCTTCAGGTCTGGGTCAACACCAAGCTGGGCGAATCATGGGAGGACCAAGCGGGCGATACCGTTCCCGCCGATCCCCTCATGGCGCGGCGCGAGGACTGGGGCAGTGATCTCGCTCCCGGTGTGGCCGTGCTGACGGCAGGAGTCGATGTGCAGGGCGACCGGATCGAGGTGCAGATCGTCGGCTGGGGCCGCGATGAGGAGGCGTGGGTCACGGACTACCGGGTGCTATGGGGTGACCCTTCCGGTCCGCGCCTCTGGTCCGACCTAGACGGCGTCCTGAACGGCACTTGGGGCGATCTGCCGGTGCGCGCTGTGGCTGTAGACACCGGCGGCCATCATACCAAAATGGCCTACGAGTTCTGCCGCACACGCCTCGCCCGCCGCGTGTGGGCGATCAAGGGCCGCGGCGGCCCCGGCATCCCGGTCTGGCCCCGCCGCCCCACCCGCACCAATAAGGGCAAGATCCCATTGTTCATCGTCGGCGTCGATGCCGTAAAGGATGCCGTGTACGCCCGCCTGAAAATCACCGAACCCGGCCCGGGTGCCATCCACTTCCCGCGCCGCCTCGACGCCGACTATTTCCGCCAGCTGACCGCCGAGCGCGTCGTCACCCGGTTCGAGAAGGGCCGCCCCATCCGCTCCTGGCAACCCAAGCGCGACGGCGAACGCAACGAGGCGCTGGACACCTTCGTCTACGCCCACGCCGCCCTGCACGGCCTGATCAGCATGGGAATGCGGCTGAACGAGGAGGTGGAGGGGGTGTCGGCCGGAGGCAACCGACTTCATCAGACCGACACGAGAAAGCAAAGCTTGATAAGGTCCCGATGGATGGGATAGTCCATATCTTGTGCACGATGCACAATCTAAGCACTCAATCTTCGAAGCTCTACGTAGAAAAGAACTGGCACCCACCCATGCAGACCATGCAAAGCACCATTTCGCTTCAAGACGAAAATGGCCGCCAGTCTGCGGAGAAAAATCTTGGCGCTGTGTACACACCGGCAAACCTAGCCGACTGGGTTGCCCGCACGTTCATTGAAATGGCATCACTTCCGTCGAATGCGGTAGTTTGCGACCCCGCGTGTGGTGATGGTGAACTGCTGCGTGCTGTGCAAGCGAACAGACCAAACATGAAACTGCTCGGGATCGACGTAGATCCATCTGCCGTTGAGACTGCTTTAAAAAGAAAGGGCGAGGGTCAATTTCAGTTTATGAATTGCGACGCTCTAGGGTCTCCAAATAGTTCGCGCATTCCGTCTTGGGCCATCCTGTTCGGAAAGAAAAGTATTGATGGCGTGATCGCAAACCCACCTTGGGGAGCTGACCTCAATGCATCGCGTCAGGAACTTACCGCGATTGGCTATAGCTTTGCGAAGGGGCAATTTGACAGCTGGAACCTTTTTGTTGAAGCGACACTTAGTAATCTGCGCCCATCTGGAACTGCCGCGTTCATTATTCCAGACTCAATCTTTTTGCCTGAGCACGCGCGCATGCGGGAATTTCTGCACTCCAATGTTCAAATTGCCTTCATCGCTCGACTTGGGGAAGGGTTCTTTTCAGAAGTTTTCCGGGGAACCGCGATTGTGATTTTCAGAAAGCTTCCTCCGGGAAGCGATCATCAAGTTGAAACGCTCCGATTGAATCGAAAAGACCGCTCGGCAGTGCTTACTGGTAAGAAAACCTTAGACGAAATCAGACGGGCGAAGGCACACCTTCTGCCTCAATCCAGATTTAAGAACGATCCATTTGGGCGCTGGGATATTGATAGCGCAGTATCCGAAGACGCAAAAATCCATGCTTACACGACAAGGCGTTCTGACTGGACACAATGGCTCTGCTCAGGGCGTGGAGTGGAACTGTCAAAGTTTGGGCACGTAGACGTCTGCCCAGTTTGCGACTTCGCGCGACCCGCCTCAAAAAAAGATAGCCTGACCTGCACCAACTGCGGTCACACGTCCAGGTCGCTCGACTTTCGAAAGGTCCAAATTGTAAAGGATGAGCCTAGCAATCCCAATACCTTTCCATTTCTCGTTGGCGAGGATGTTGGTCGCTACTTTGCATCGCCCAGTCGCTACATCACGAAGTCGGTGAGCGGAATAAACTACAAGTCGCAAGATGTATACAGCCGCCGCAGGCTGTTGATCAGGAAAACTGGAGTTGGGATAAAAGCGGCCATCGTCAATCAGCCTAGTATGACAAATCAAGTCGTATTTCACTACTTCGAGAACCCTGCTTTGGATGTTCCGACCTTCTTCCTGTCCTATTGCCTGGGAGTCTTGGGATCGCGCACACTTCTTGCGTACCATCTCAGGACCAACGGCGACAACGAATGGCGATCACACCCCTATATAACTCAAAAAGTAATTTCGGGTTTACCTATCCCCCTACCAGTACAAGGCACTGAAAGTTGGAAGCAAGCCCAAGCGATTGCTGCTCTAGTAGATCAAGCGCTAGCAAAGGATGAGCTGACGATGAAGCTTGATGCGAAAATCGAAGGGCTTGTCGCGGCGCAGTTTGGTTTTGACGATAGCTCATATTCTTGGGTTGAACGCGTTCTCAGCCAAGCCGAGTCGCTTGAACCGATACGTGCATTACAGCTGGGCAGTCGTTTTCGCGTCATGCCGCAGTGGGCTGACTAAATGTCTTATCGCTACATCGGGAATAAATCGCGGCTTCTTCGCCCTATTGTCGATCGCATAGGCGGCATTGTACAAAAAGGTGCAGTTGTCGCGGATCTTATGTGCGGAACTGCCAGCGTATCCGAAGCATTGCGCGTTGCCGGCTATCGAGTTGTCGCTTCTGATATGATGTCCTATGCGTTTCATCACGCTTGCATTCGGCTGAAACTCGACCGCCCCCCTACTTTCGCCGCTGTTTCAAAGGACGGCTACTTGGGCGTACTAAAGCACCTTGAGTCGCTCCCAAGTACATTTGGGCATTTCTTCCGCGAGTACTCGCCTGAAGGCCAGCCTAACAACGGTGAACGTCCACGAATGTATTTTTCACCGGAAAACGCTGCATCGATCGATTCGATAACACAGCAGATTAACGAGTGGCGTTCGCTAGGAAAAATCACCGATCTAGAGAATTCGCTTCTGCGGCATGACTTGGTCTTAGCGGCAAATCGCGTAGCGAATATTGCTGGCACCTATGGACACTACCGGTCGACATGGAGCAACTCCTCACTCACCCAACTCACACTTCGGCCATCAACGTTTCTGTGGGGCATATCGACAGATCACGACGTTTATCAGGGACAAGCCGAGGATCTCGCTCAGGCTATTTCCGCTGACCTTTGCTACATTGACCCTCCATATATGAAGCGACAGTATGCGGCCAACTATCACATTATTGAAACAATTGCCCGTGGCGACGCTCCTGAGGCTGTTGGGGTTAGCGGGCTGAGGCCGTGGCGTGACCAGTATTCTGACTTCTGTTCAAAGGTTCGAGTGCGTGATTCGTTCAGAAAAATTATCGGGGGTATGCAATGTCAGACCTTTCTTATTAGTTACAGCGAGGATGGACTTCTAAGCAAAGAAGAACTAATGGAGCTTTTCGCAGAATTTGGGCGTGTCGACTTCGAGCGCCTTATACATCAAAGGTTCAAGAGTAATGTTGGAGGAGAAGGCGGAACGGTTGAGGAGTATCTATTCAAGATAACGAAATAGACCTCATGCTGCCCCAGTTATTGTTGCAGCATGGTCAGCTCGCCATCGGATTACATGCGCTTCACCATTGATCTTAATTTCCAGCTCATTACTCGAAATCTTTGTAAGATCGAGACCTGTCACCTCTGCGTAGTGCAACATACGGTGAATATGAGCGCTTACGACAACCAGGTTCGCAGGCGCATCTGCGCCGCCTTGGCCGAGCGGTATCAGATGGTGGACTTCGAGATATGGCTTTCCGTCGGATTTCTTAAAAGTATACTTGGATCCTGTGATCTGGCACTCGCCGTATAGATCTTTGAGTGCTTTTACTGCCTTCTGATTCCTTTCTCGGACTTTCATTACTATCTCTTTGACGGCCGGAGTTGCAGCACTGTAGTCCGCATCAAAAAGAGCGCTTGCAGCTTCCGCCTCGGTCATTTCTCGAAATTTCGGCTGCTTATTGGAAGGTGCATTCGGTGCTGCTGGTCCAGAAGAAAGTACCGTAGTACCAGGCGCTGGGCCAGTTGACGGGTTGCTGGAGGTCGAAGCACCAGAAGGCTGTGGACTCGGGGCACTGGCTGAAGTCGCTGAAGCGATGAATGGCCAATGCAGATTTGTCTCGTCAAAATCCAAAGCAGTCACAAATCGGATAATCCCGTCGTCTGCAGAAAACAGTGGCTCAAGAACTGGAGGGACTGCCCAAGAAAGTGGACGATCTTGCTCTCTCATCCATCCCGCCCAGTACGTTCCGTCCGTCGCCCGAATGATGAAAACCACGAGACCCTTGATTAGCGGTGCGATTTGCGGATCAGCGGAACTCGCGAGCTTGCCCTTAGGACTCGGAAATCCAGTTTTTGCCGGGTGCCACGCGTGAACTCTGTTAGACTTTCGGCTCTCTAACTTTTGCTCGCGAATGCTAACGGTCGTGCCACGTCGCTGACTAATCTTGAGGGATTGCTCCAGACCTAGGCTTAGACTCTGAACTTTGAATGTCCACTGTGGAAAACTCTGAGCCATCAACCTCGGTGTGATGCCGACAAAAAAATCGGACCAATCCGCTAACGAAACGCCGCTCGTATCTACATCGATGTAAGACTGACCGCCGCCCCCCTCTTCTGCGCCGCGCTCCTTATAGATGTTGAAAAAATCCGCCGGTGTAATGCGTCGGAACACAAGCATAGATGCTTTTTTCAATCGGCCCTCACAATATTCAAGATTTCAGAACGTCAACGTCGTTGCGCCCTTGGCTCGAGCCGAGGCTATCAGATCAGACCCGCCCTTCACAATGGACCATCACAAGGCGGTCCCCATGGTTTGCTTCAACCCTGCCATGCGACTCTCACCGCAAAGGCCACCTGCTTCCTGGTCGCTTTTCCCGACCGAGCCCCCGTGGGTTTGTGGCTGCGGTTGGAGGACGAAGGTGGGGCGGGCTCAGTTACGGACCTTTCCCAGATCTTCCCAGCGGCTCTGATAGCCCGGAGACGCTGGAAATGAAAAACTCCGCGCCATGCGGACGCTCCTTCAGCGCCTTTTCGGGTTCACGCGCACGCGCGGCTTTGACGCTGCGGGTGGTGGTAGACGTTGGGAGGGGGCGCGGACGGTCGATGGGTTGAACACGGCGATCCTGGCGGGTGCGACCACGGCGGCGCGGCGGGCCGGATGGTATGCGCGGAACAACCCGTGGGTCGCCGCGGCGGTGGACAGCCTGGTGGGCAATGTCGTTGGCGCAGGCATAAAGCCGCAGTCCACTCATCCCGACCGAGCGGTGCGCGAACGGCTTCAACTGCTGTGGCTGCGCTGGACGGACCATGCCGATCCAAGTGGGCTAGCTGACTTCTATGGGCTGCAGGCCATGGCCGTGCGCGCGATGGTCGAGGGCGGCGAGAGTTTCGCCCGGCTGCGTGTCGTGCCGGATGCCTCTGCCGTTCCCCTGCACATCGACCTGCTGGATCGGGACCAGGTGCCGCTCGACCTGCACCGCGATATCGGCGGTGGCGCACGTATCCGGGCGGGGATCGAGTTCAACTGCGCTGGGCAGCGCACTGCCTATTGGGTGATGCGCGACCGGCCCGGCGATCCGCTGACGTCACTGCGCCTAGAACCGCTTCGCTTGCCCGCCACTGACTGCCTGCATCTGTTCAAGCCGCTGGCCGCTGGCCAGTTGCGCGGGATCACCTGGCTGGCCCCAGTGCTGTTGCGGCTGCATGAGTTGGACCAGTTCGAGGATGCGGCGCTGGTCAAGGCCAAGGTCGCGGCTCTGTTCACGGGCTTCATCACCGATCCGGACGGCACGGCGGGCGGTCTGACCGGCACAAACACAAACGGTGCGCTGACAGTCGGCATGGAACCCGGCAGTTTGATCCCTCTCCCCCCTGGCACGGACATCCGCTTTTCCAACCCGACCGAGCACGATGCTTATGCGCCCTTCGTGAAGAACCACCTTCGCGCCGTCGCTGCTGGCATGGGCCTGCCCTATGAACTGGTCTCGGGCGATCTGGAGGGCGTGACCTACTCCTCGATCCGCGCAGGGCTGATCGAGTTCCGCCGCCGGGTCGAGCAGCTGCAGCACAATGTCGTCGTGCATCTGTTCTGCCGCCCGGTCTGGGAACGCTTCGTACGGCTGGCGGTGCTATCGGGCGATCTGCCCGCGCGGGACTTCGACCGCGATCCGGCCGCGTATCTGGCCTGCGAATGGCTCCCGCCGAAGTTCGATTACGTCGATCCGAAGAAAGACGTCGAAGCCGAGATCCTCGCGATCAACTCCGGGCTCAAGAGCCGAACACAGTCGATTTCCGAACGGGGCTACGACGCCGAACAGGTCGATGCCGAGATTGCGGCCGACAAGGCGCGCACCGATGCGCTGGGCCTGAGCTTTGGCGCCCCACCTGCCGCCAAGGAGGACATCCCCGATGACTGACACCATCACCCTGTTGACCCGCCGCGCCGACCTGGCCCCGGCCAGTGCCAACCGCGATGATCGTACCGTCGAGGTGATCTGGTCCACCGGCGCGCCTGTGCGCCGCCGCGACATGGCTGGCCAGTACGTCGAACGCCTCAGCCTTGCGCCCGAGGCGGTGGACCTGTCGCGCCTTCAAGGGGCCAGCGTCCTGGATGCGCATCGGCAATCTGCCGTCCGCGATGTGCTGGGCAGCGTGCAATCCGCCGCCGTCGATGGCCAGCGCGGCACGGCGCTGATCCGCTTCTCGGCCAGGCCCGAGGTGGAACCGCTCTGGCAGGACGTTCTGTCCGGGATCCTGCGCCACGTCTCGGTCGGCTATTCGGTCGAGGAATGGTCCGAGACCACCGAGAACGGGGCACGCGTGCTGACCGCCGTCCGCTGGACGCCCCACGAGATTTCCCTGGTGCCGACACCCGCCGACCCCGGTGCCCACATCCGCATGGAGACCCCTATGACCGACACCACCTTCCCTGCCCCGCCCGAGGCGCAGACCCGCGCTGCCATCAACACCGAGATCCGTTCCATCGCCCGCATCGCCGGTCTGGACCAGGCGTGGATCGACGGCCAGATCGACGCCGCTGTTGACGCCGACACCGCGCGACGTGCCGCCTTTGAGGCGCTGGCCAGCCGCAGCGCGCCAACGATCCGAACCGAACAGGTCCGCGTCGAGATGGGCGATAGCCAAGACGACCCGGCCCTTCGCGCGCGTCAGATGGGCGAGGCCCTCTATGCGCGCATCAACCCGCGCCATGACCTGAGCGAACCGGCCCGCCGCTATGCCTATGCCACGCCCGTGGACATGGCCAAGGAACTGCTGACCCTTCGGGGCGAATCCACGATAGCCCTGTCGCCCGCCAGCCTGGTGACCCGCGCCCTGCACACGACATCGGACTTCCCGATCATTCTCGGCAATACCGTAGGCCGCGTGCTGCGCGATGCCTACCAGGCCGCCCCTTCCGGCATCCGCCGCCTCGGCCGCCAGACCTCGGCGCGGGATTTCCGGTCGGTGAACAAGATCATGCTCGGTGAAGCCCCGCTGCTGGAGAAGCTGAACGAGGCGGGCGAGATCAAGGCCGGGACGATGGCGGAGGCGCGCGAGGCCTACAAGATCGAGACCTGGGCCAGGAAGATTGGCATCACCCGGCAGGTGCTGGTGAACGACGACCTCGGCGCCTTCGCGGACCTCGCGCGGCGCATGGGTCAGGGCGCGGCCGAGACGGAGGCGCGGATCCTCGTCAGCCTTCTGGAGGCTAACAGCGGCAACGGCCCGACCCTGTCGGACAGCAAGGCGCTGTTTCATGCCGATCACGGCAACAAGGCGGCCAGCGGTGCTGTGATCTCGGACACCACCCTGTCGGCCGCCCGGCTGGCGCTGCGCACTCAGAAGGGCATCGAGGGCCGCGTGATCCGCGTCACGCCCAAGAACCTGCTGGTGCCGCCCGCGCTGGAAACGGTGGCCGAGAAGTGGCTTGCGACCATCGCGCCCGCCACCGCGGCCGATGTGAATCCGTTCTCGGGGGCGATGTCGCTGGTGGTCGAACCCCGGTTGTCCAGCGCCACCCGCTGGTATGTGACCGCTGACCCCGGCGAGATAGACGGCCTCGAGTTCGCCTACCTCTCGGGCAACGAAGGGCCCCAGGTGGAAAGCCGATCGGGCTGGGATGTGGACGGCGTGGAAATCCGGGTGATCCTGGACTTCGGCGCAGGCTTCATCGACCACCGCGGCTGGTTCCAGAACCCTGGGGCGTAATTTGGCCGACCTCGCCCAACTCACCGCCTGGCGCGATGCCCTGATGGCCGCCCGCTATCAGGGCGTCCGCACCGTCGAATACGACGGCAAGCGGGTGACCTATGCCAGCGACGCCGAGATGGCGGCGGCGCTGGGCGACCTCAACCGCCAGATCACTGGCACCACGGCACGCATCGCCGTGGTCCGCATCCAATCCTCGAAAGGGCTTTGACGATGAAGAATTTCATCCAACACGGACACTACTTGACCGTCCCCGCCCCGGCCGGCGGCGCTGTCACCGGCGAAGGGCTTCTCTCGGGCAACATTTTCGGCGTGGTGGCGTATTCTGCGGGACCAGGCGAGGTGCTGGAATTGGCCGTCAACGGTGTCTATGCCCTGCCAAAGGCGACAACCGCAGTGCTTACTGTCGGCGCTCAGGTGGCATGGGACAATACCGCCAAGAACATCAATGTGCCTGGTACGGGGCGCTACCCTGTCGGCGTCGCTACCGAGGATGCAGGGAATGGCTCTACCAGCGTCAATGTCAGGCTGGACGGCGTGGGGACCACGGCGGCCTAAACCGGCCGTCAGGGTGTTTTGGACGGGAACACCCAAACCCCGACGCGGGCAGCATCAGGGCACAGCGTGCTCGCCTTCGCGGAAGGCCATGTCGGTGATTTCGCGGAGGCGGGCGCGATAGTGATCCAGCGTGCCGACATGGCCCCAGTTCACCTCGTCGGGGCTGTAGCCGAAGTGGTCGGCGCTGTGAGCGACCAACCGGGCCAGCATGGCGTCGATCTCGGTCTTCGCGGCGATGAAGGTATCCAGCGTAGCGTCATTGGTCTTGGGCAT